TCTTTAGCTCAATTTAGTAGTATATTAGGTAAAGAGACAGCCGCTGGTAAAACTCTAGCTGTAGCTTCAGCTTTATTTTCTACTTACCAAGGTGCTAGTGATGCTTTAAAAGATGATACAATTCCTAACACTTTTGCTAGAGTTGCCGCTGTTGGTGCGGTATTAGCTACAGGTTTTAAACAAGTTAAAGGTATTTTATCCGTTAATGTTCCTGGGAATACTACACCGTCTCCAACTATGGATGCTAGTGTGGATGCTGCTGGTCCTGCATTTAATGTTGTAGGCCAGGGCGGTAGTAGTCAGTTAGCTTCAGCTATTGCAGACCAACAAGCTGCTCCGTCTAGAAGTTATGTAGTAGCACAAGACGTAACGACCGCACAAGCTTTAGAACGTAGTATAATAGATTCGGCTAGTTTAGGATAAATACAAATAATTAATTTAAAACGTTATATAATTATGAAAGTAGTAGAATTGATAATTGACGAAACCGATTTAGAATCTGGAGTTGACTGTATAAGTATTGTAGAGCATCCAGCTATTGAAGAAAATTGGATAGCTTTAAAAGACGAAAAAAAAGAATTTCAATTTAAAGAGGTCGATAAAGACCAAAGAATAATATTAGGAGCTTTACTAGTCCCTAATAAAACTATATACCGCAAAGACGGGCCAGAACAAGAACCTTACTATATATTTTTTAATAAAGATACTGTAAGACTTGCAAGTGAATTATTTATGCAACGAGGTTACCAAAATAATGCTAGCTACGAACATATAGAAAAAATCAATGGATTAACTTTAGTTGAATCTTGGATAATAGAATCTAAAGACCAAGACAAAAGTAATTTATACGATTTAAATTTACCTGTAGGGACTTGGGTCGGAGCGGTTCGAGTACATAATGATAAAATCTGGAACGACATAAAAGAGTCAGGAACTTTAAACGGTTTTAGTATAGAAGGGATGTTTGGCGAAAAATACCAGACTGAGGTTAAAGCACATAAGCAACAAATTGAAGACGGTTTAAAACTATTATCAATTAAAAAAGCTTTACTAGAAAATGACAAATAGAAATCGAAATATACCTTTACCTAAAGTAACTCCTATAAATGGTAAGCGAGCTTGTTATTGTAAAGACGAAAATACTTACAGTCGTAAATGCTGTGACGGGACTTACTGGGCGCAAGGTATTGGTACTATTATAAGAACCGAATATTTTATTATAGCTGAAAATAGAGACGAGTTGTTAACCGAAGACGGAAACGACTTTATGGTACCCGAAGTTTAAAAATACAAATAAATTAATCAATACGTTATATAGATATGAATACAAAAAATGTAGTATTTAACAAGCTGTTTAAAGACAAGACAAAACCTTTAACTAGAGCTGAATTAAGTAAGAAAAAATTAGCTTTAGGTTTAGTCGATGATTTTACTTATTCCGATGCTGAAGGTCTTAGACAAGAAGTAAGTAATTTACAATACTTTACGCAAGAATGGTTTCCTCAAAAGTTTGACAGATGGTATGATTTAGGTAGAGAAATATATTCTATTTACTTTCAAAGAGGTGAGGCGTTAATTACTCAAACTGATATAGACAGAGATAAAGAAATTTTAGATAAGATTTTAGAGTCTGCAAATGATTTAGGTTTAGACGTTAATCAAATTTATCCAAACTATGACTCTCACAGAGAGGTAGTAGACGAGGGTATATTTAATCTAGAAAAATTTGAAGAACAAAAACAAGAATTTGAAAACGAATCTAAAAGCGTATAATATGAACACAAAAAAAGCAGTATTCAGTAGATTATTTGGTAAAAAGACTTTATCAAAGACACAGTTAAAAAATATAGATGTTAACTTAAGTCTAGTAGGTGATATAGACAACGAGTATGACTTTTTAGAACTGTCTTACTCAGAGGCTAGTTATGGTGTTGAATTTATGGCAGAGTGGGAACAAAAAATTTACGACTTTAGCGCTGAACTATCTATCGCTGTAGATAATTATGTAATAAACGGTGCAGCTTACAGTTTTCAAGAAACCGCTGACAATATGAAAGTCAAAATTGAAGAGTTAGAATTAAAAGCTGAAGAGTTGGGTATTAGTCCAGATAGTTTAATTTCTAATTACGAAGAAATTAAAAATATTTTAGATAGTGCTGACTCTGTTGACACTGAATTTAGAAATGCTTATAAAGAAGTTTTAAGAGCTTCAAATAATTTACCTTTAGCTGATTTTTCATAATATGGGAACACTAGATATAATAAATAGAAAACTTTTTAGAAAAGACGAAACTGTTGAAATGATAGTTAAGCGTATGTATAAAAAGATGGACCTAGAGAATTACCCTTGGGACGAATGTATTGCTGAACAGACTAAGAAATACGGAACCGAAGCGGCTCCAAAGATTTGTGGATATATAAAAGAAAAATACGGCGCATAATGAAAGACAATAAAATTTTTGCAATTTTAAAAAAGACTTCACTAATGAAGCTTAAAAATTCTAAAGTAAATCTAGCTGCTATAGATGACTTAGATACCGCTATAGACAAAGCTGAAATCTACAGTAGAGTTATTTTAATAAACGAAGCTATTTCAGACTCAGACCAGTTATTAGATATATACGAAGAGCTACAAGTTTTGGCTGAAGTATATTACAGTAAATACGAAGATATTAATAATTGGTATTCTCAATTAAAAACAGAGAGAAACAATCTAGAGGAAAAAATGAATACATACGAAACTCTGACAGACGAGGTTGGTATTGACCCTAATACTTCAGAGTCGTATAGATATGGAGACGAATTAATTTTAGATATGGACGATGAGTTTTTAACATACGACCAAAATTATGACAGATTCTTAAAAGCAGAACAAGTTGTAATAGATATGGGAAGTTTATAACAAATTCGTAGAAACAGAAAAAATAAGTAATAACCTAAATATAAATTAATAATCAATAAATAAATAAATATGAATACTACAGAAATGTTAAACCAAATTAAAACTTTGTTAGGGGCGAAAGTAAACCTAGCACAGCTTATTTTGGACAACGGGACCGTAATTGAAAGTGACAGTTTCGAAAGCGATTCAGCGGTTTTTATCGTCTCAGATACAGACAGAATTTCTTTACCAGTTGGCGAATATACTATCGAAGATGGTCGTATGCTTGTTGTTACTGAAGAGGGGGTTATCTCTGAAATTAGAGAAAAAATGGTAGAAGAGGAATTGGAAACTGAAGAGGTTATAATTGAAGCTCCTGAAGAGGTTGCAGACGAAATGGCGAAAGTTATTGAAGCTGTTGTTGAGGTTGTAGCACCAATTATTGAAGAGGTTAAAGCAGAAATTGAAGAGCTTAAGCGTAAGTTTGAGTCTATTCCTGAAGCTGAAGAGGAAGGTTATAAAGACGGAATTGCTGACCAAAAAGAAGACGAGAGAGAAAAAATGTCGTCTCAAAAATCAGTATCTAGAAAATTAAAACATAGTCCAGAGGCAAAAAGTAATAAAATACCTATGCAGACACTATCTCAAAATAGAAATATGAATACAACTTTAGACAGAGTTATGGCTAAGGTATCTAAATTTAACAATAAATAATAAATCAAAATGAAAAGAGCAATTAAAAATAGAAATGTAAATTTAAGAACTATCACAACTAGTGGTTCTTTAGACAATTTTACTACGACCTACGAAGGGCAGTTCGCAAATGAGTGGGTATCAGCGGCGTTGCTTTCGGGCGTAACTTTGGACCAAGGTTTAATTACTGTAAAGCCAAACGTTAAGTATAAAGAAGTAATCAAAAAATTAAATATGGATAATATCGTTGTAGACGGGTCTTGTGACTTTACTTTTACAGCCGATGCTATCGATTTAGAACAAAGAATCTTAGAAGTAGGTGATTACCAAGTTAACTTACAAGTTTGTAAAGCTGACTTTATTTCGGATTATTTAGCTTTAGAACAAGGCGCATCTGCATTCGTAGATTTACCAGGTTCATTCGCTGACTATATGCTAGCGCACGTAGCGGCTAAAGTAGCAGAAAAAACAGAACAAAATATCTGGAATGGTGACGGAACTACAACTGGACAATTTCAAGGTTTAGTACCTAAATTAGATGCTGAAGCAAACTCAATTAAAGTAACTCTAGCAGCTACTTCTTGGGCGGCTACAACTATTATAAGCTCTTTAGGAGAAATGGTAGATTCTGTTCCAGCGGGAGTTTATGGTAAGGATGACCTTTATATTTACCTCGGAACGCTAGCGTACAAGGCATATGTGAGAAGTCTTGGAGGGTTTCAAAGTGGTGGAGTCGGTGGCTCAGGTACAAATGCACAAGGTACACAATGGTATGCAAATGGAAACGGATTATCGTTTGACGGAATTAATGTTGTAATGTGTCCAGGGATGCCAGCAACTAAGGCCGTAATAGCTGAAAAATCTAATCTTTTCTTCGGAACTTCTTTAATTGACGAAGCTAACGGGTCGGTTGTAAAACTTCTAGATATGTCAGATTTAGACGGGTCTCAAAATTGTAGAGTAATCGTAAGATTCTTTGCTGGAGCGCAAATCGGAGTACCGCAAGATGCTTTAGTAGCAACTTTAGGATAGTAAATAAATTAACCAAACTTAGACGCCAGGTATAAAAGCCTGGCAGTCAAGGTTTATAAAACATAAAAAGAATGGCTTGTCAAGCATTAAGTACTGGTAGAGCCTTAGCCTGTAAAAATGTGATGGGCGGTATAAAAGCCGTTTATTTCGCAGATTACGGAACGCTAGGAGACTTAACCATAACAGACGGTGAAATTACTGGATTCGGTGGTACACCAGCATTTTTCGAATA